CTGTGCCAGAGCGGCCATGATTTCGGCTTCAACGTCGATACCATGCTGACTCTGTGCATCCTGGGCTGCTTCGAATGTCCAACGAGCTTGCAACTTGCGGCTCTTGGCTTCAACAGCTTGACGCAGAATCTGGACACTGATGGGCTTACCGCCGTTACCTTCTAGAGTTGCTGTGTCAGCAGCGGTATAGAAGGGAGGTGTACCAGCGGCTGTGTTTGTGCCGTTGGGTGTGCGTGAGTAAGCCTGAGCAATCTTGAATGGGCTCAGAGCTTCGTCACCAGCGTAAACGCCGGCCACATTGTCAGGATCGCTGGCACCATAAGGACCCAGGTTCTGAGCGTAACGAACACGCAGAGTATGGATCTGACCAACAGGACCTGTCATGGGCTGAACACCAACCAGTTCGTTAGCGATAACGGTGGGCATCACACGACGGATAACTGGCAGAATCACACGGTTCAGTGTGGCGATGTTGCCAGCAACAGTTGTACCAGCTGAACTTTCAGCCAGCAACTGCTTACGAGTATTTTCAAGAATCACGGACATAGATGTACGGCGTGTTCCCTGGAGACCTTCTAGAAGGGCTTCTTTTGTTTCGCCCCAACGGCTCTCTAATAGTACCTTAGACATGTTACATATTCTCCTTGTATAGTATGTCAATTAAAGCCCTGCCAGACGTTTGAAGTCAATCAGGTTGTCCCTATCTTCAACTTCAACTTCGGTCTTTGCGGCAGATTTATCACCAGTTACTTCAACACTTTCACTGATCAGTTGCTTCTTTGCAGGAGCAGTTTTTTCAGCAGCGGTGTTTAGTACGGCTGGTAGATACTTGTCAAAAGCGGCCTTTAGCTTTGGTGTCTGGACGCTTTCTAGTAAGTTACGCATTACGCCAGCTTTTTCTTCGTTCAATGTGCCGAGTAACTCGGACATTGTTTTTTCACGAAGATTGCTTTCTTTGATGATGCGAACTTCACGTTCTTTGTTTTCAACCAATAGTTTGGCTTCTTTGGTTGCCTTGATAGATTCGGCCAGTTTTTGATCTTTCTCCACAAGTTGAGCCATCAACTTGCGTGTTTCTGCCTTTTCGTTCAAGTGGGTTGCACTGAACTCGGCTGCGAAAGCCTCAAACAGACGACGACCAAAAGCACTCTCACGTGCGCTCTTGATATCTTCCTTCAACTGACTGATTTCACCCTTGAGTTGTTTAGCTACTGCTTCGTTCAACTTCTTGGCACTTTCGCTAATGAACTGAGCCTTCAGTGCTTCAAGTTGAGTCTTGGCTTCTGCAACAAGTTTGACCTTGGCTTCAACCACAGCACGCTTGTCTTGCTCAAATTCTTTAATTTCGCGGGCCAGAGCTTTTACTACGAATTGCTCTAGTTTTTCACGACTTTCCATTTGAGTCTTGCGATCAGCACGCAGTTCACGAATCTCTTCGGCTAGTTTAGTAACCATGAAATCATTGAAACGTTGTGCGTTTTCACTTAGCTTTTGCTGGGCTTTCACACGGTCTTCCATCATTGCTTGGCGCTCTTGCTGGAATTCAGCAATTTCGCTGCTCAGACCTTCAGTAACCATCTTATCCAGGGCTTCTACCATTACATTCTTATCATGTTCGTATTTTTGTGCGAACTCCTCACGCAGTTCAGCACGAACTTGATTGCGAGCTTCATTTAGCTTTGACTCCCAGGCTTCATTAATAGCCTGTGCTGTCTCAGCATTCACTACGCCACTCTCAAGTAATGGTTTGATAGCATCAAACATGCTTTATCCCCTTATTTGATTTTTAGATCCTTGATGAGTCGAGTTACCTCTTCTCTCAAGTATTTTTGAACACGTGCGTCCTGGTCCAGTTTTTGTCCCTTTAGATTATCCAGCACACGATGGCCATGACGCATGTTCATGAGTCCTTCGTAAATTGCTTTGGGATAAGCGTTGGGGGCACTGGGCTGGGCCACAATGTCCACAGTGACTATTTCAAAATCACTGACTTTGCCTGTAGCATCATCAACGTTGCCGCTGCCTCTGCTACTAACGCCGAGTTTGACACCACTCTGCAACATGGTACTAACAAGTTGTCCCATGGGAGTGGGTAGAATCTTTAATTTGCCAAATCCGTTAGGACCATCCATCCACATGTTAACAATCATGTGGCTCACACGATCCAGATTGATTTTCAGGTCATCAGGATGATCAACTTCACCCAGGACACTGTGCCCATTGGTGATTTGCTCATTCAACTGTTCAACGGCTTTTTCAATCTCAGGCACGGGATACACACGCTCATTGGCGTTGCGTACCCCACCCTGAATGAAAATCCCCTTCATGTAAAGAGATTTTCCACTACCTTCACCATCACTTTCGACCACCATGTTGGCACGGTCGAAAGTTAGGTTTTCTTTTAGGTACAAAGCCATTTGTCCTAATCCTTACTTCACAATACGCTTGACTGGCTTCTTGCCTTCAGCCACTGGACTGCGCTTGTTTGCACCGTCATCACCATGCTTGGCCTTGGGGGCAGCTTCAGTCTTGGCACCGTCTACACCAGGAGAGTTCTTGAACTGACCTGCATGTGGCAGACTGCCTTCCTTCTTGGTGTACTCGTTACTAGGAGCCTTGGGGCTGCTGGGAGGTGTCTCATGGTCACCAGCGAACTTCACTGGCTTACTGGCCATGCCTGTGGCACCACTATTGGCGGCAACTGGGCTTTTCTTTTGGGCACCGTCATCACCATGCTTGGGTGCAGCTACTTTCTGAAGTTGGACGCTTTCCATAACGCCACCTTCTTCCTCTTCGCCAGCTTCTTCGCCGCCCATTTCGTCGCCTTCGGCATCTTCTTCGTCGGCCATCATGGCTTCAAATTCAGCCATTAATTCGTCCAACTTATCTTCCAGGTCAACTACGCGGTCTTCCAGATCGCCTTCGCCTTCTTCATCACCGGCCATGGCTTCTTCGTCGCCCATTTCAACATCCATTTCGGCATCCATGTCCATTTCGCCGTCGTCGTCACCAACGTCAACGTCAAAATCGCCGTCCTCTTCTTCCTCGGCTTCACCGTCCATTTCCATCATGCCTTCCATGCCTTCTTCTTCGACCTCAATTTCGTCCATTAGGCCAGATACTTGGTCTTCTTCTAGGCTTTCTTCAGCCATGATGTTTTCATAAATTTCACGACTCTTTTCTACAACGATTTCGTGAAACAATTGTTCTGCGCGCTCTTGATCCTCATTGATGATGAGGTCAATTAGCTTTTCAAATTTTGCTGTGCTCATTTGTTCTCCTTAGGTAAAATGGCTTTGGTAGAAGTATTTAGCGGCTATGCTGGAAAACAACGCAAAATAGCGTATTTTTTTGCATTTTTGCCGAAACCCGGGAGTTTTAATGGTTACAGGGTGGGTCCTGTTGTTACAGGAGCGTATTGTTTGCGTATTTTTTTCAAGTCATTTGCTCGTTCAAATGCCTGAACTTCGTTCATTTTACGAATTTTATTGATCTGGCCCAGTGTTAATTTGGTTTTGCGAGTTTCACCCCAGACAGGCTGACTGTGGTCGTCCTGCACATCTTGCCATCCCGTGGGCGCTGCTTCGTAAAATTCTCTGAGTATCATACCATTATTTATACTGGAGGTGGCGCAGTTGCGGCTGCACCAGCACCTGGTTCACCACTGGGTGTGGCTACTGGTGCTGTAACTTCAGGAGCCATGCCTTCATCAGGTGGTTGATTTTCATCTGGTATGTTTTCAGCAGCTTCAATATCGCCCTCAATATCAGCACTACTAAGACCAATACTACGCAAATCTTTGCCCTTGGCAGTTTCATCTTCAGGCTCAGTGCGTTCTTCAGACCAGAGTTTCTGATTTTCTTTGATTTCTTCTTCAGTCAAGCCCAGGAATCGCTTCATGGCAAATCTGGTACTCATATAGGGCAATTGGGCAATGGTAGTAAATGTGTTTACACGACTGGTATCCAGTTCTGCCTGACGATAACTAGCAAAGTTTTGTGGTGGATTGAATGTGATATCAAACAGGCCACTATCAATATTGAAACCACGCCAGCGCAGGAACAACTTGAATTCTTCATTTAATTTGCGAGCAATATAGCCCTGCAGGCGCTCGCAATACTGGTTGAAACGATATTCCTGAATCAGGGCAGTGCCCACTTTGCCATCTACTAATGGGCGCTCACTATCTTCTGGACCTGTGGGCAAATAACTACTGGGCACACGCAACCCACGAGCCAGTCTGTTATTGAAATATTTTAGGTCATCAATTTCACCCAGATTCTGACCACCTGGTAGCACATCAACGGTGCTACCACGGCCATCAGCAGTAACTGGGAAGAAGTAATCTTCGTTGATACTCAAGGGATTGTATGTGGCATCTAATACGCTCTGTCCCCCGTGAACACTGGGTATGCGGCGTTGGTGGATTTCATCTTTGATGCGATTCACAAACTGCATGGCAATGTGACTGGGCATGTTACCCACGTCAATCTTGAACACTCGGCGTTCGGGAGCACGCTGTACACGATAGATAAGAATGGCATCTTCAAGCAATTCTTTCTGTTTGTACACCTTGAAGATATTTTCAAGCACACTCTGACCAAAAGGCCAGTAACGATCCAGTCCTTCTGTCAAGCTCAAGTGCACGATGTGTTTGGCGTCTACTGCATTTTCATTGACGCCCAAGCTGAAGCGTGATCCCGTTGTACCATATGGCTCGTTGGGCACTGTATAACTGTATGGAGCACTGTAACCCGCAGTGGGTGGTTGTGCCTGGAAGTCTGTGGTAGTCTTTTCTGCCACTGTAAGGTTCTGTAAATTGGGATTGATATCCTTCAATACATACTGCTCGGGCTTTTTGCCTTCACTTTCGTTCACAATTACCTTGACCACTTTGGTCATGTCTAGCCAGAACAACTTGAATGTTTCAGGATCACGCACAAAAACCTGATCACCGTATTTTACAGTATTACGGAAAATCTTGAATGCTCGGGTATCAAATTCATTCAACTTGCACCACTGTTGCAGTTGCTTTTTGATAAGTTCAACTTCAGTCTGAGTAGGATCATCATTGAATTTTATTTCAAATGGAGTACCATTCTGTTCGTTTACCTGAGTACTGAACTCACTCAGAATGTCCAGGCATGCATTGATTTCAGGGTCCACATCCATCATTTCATACTGGTTATAACGTTCAATGCGGTTTGGGTGACCAGTGTATACTTCAGGCAATCGACTTTGGTAATTACGGAATGCAAAATCGTTGCTCCAGCCACCAGTGGGTTGCTGTCCCATGCCGGCTTGACCATTCCAGGCGCCAGTGTTATTCCCAGCCCCACTGATGGGACTCATGCTACCATGTTGGTTTGTGAACTTTTTCTTATAGGCCATGCGTGTGGATACCGTGATGTTTAGTATTTAGCCATTAGTTCATGCTATAGCTTAAAAGATTACCCTGAATGTCTTTACTACTGTTTAAAACATCAATCACATCCATAAGTTTTTCGTTCATAGCGGCAAATTGGGTGATCATTTTTTCAACTGTTTGATCAGTGACCCCTTTTGAACCTATTGAATTGGCTATTTCTCTAAACGATTCCTGTATCTTGATATTGTTATCTGATACAATTTCCACTTGTTTGATTGCCATTTGATCAATCAAGTTCTTGGTATTCAAAGAAACTGGTACATTACCCTGCTTCATGGGTATAACAGCTTCCTGCAATCCGGGTTTTTCTGCCAATAATCCTATTGTGGGCTTATTCACTACTCCACCATCTGCAAACGCGGCAAGTGCCACATCCCAACCCACATGTGCTTTATTGTTGCCAACTCCAGCGTAATAACTCTTGCCTTCAGGTCCTGAGGGTAAGCCAGCCCATTCAGCAGAAAGGTTTGTCAAGAATCGTTCTTTGGCTTGCTGTGTGGGATTTCGTTCGTATTGGCCATAACCTCTTCTTCTGATTAAA